AGCCGAATTTTGGCAGAGCATGCAAAGAAGCAATGAAGACACGATGCTTGCCGCTACAAGATTTGCTTCTTGAGTTATCGCTTGATGAATATCGAGAGCGTTTATCAAAAGAAGAAATATCAAGAGATAACTTGAGTTGTCAAAACATCAAATGGTTGTTGGAAAAATTAGACAGAGAAACATTTGGTGACGTTAACGCACTCAAGATCATGGAATTAGAAAATCGAATACAGAAATTAATGGAAGCGAAAGAACAACAATGAGCTTGACGAATTTGGCAAGAAAAATTGAATTACTTGAAGAGCAAATGCTGAATGCAAAAGTTCAGCATCTTGTCGTCGACGGCAATTCATTTTTAGTCAAAAAAACAGGTCTTCAGTACAAGCCGTCTCGCACAGGTGAACAGCTACATAATTCTACCGCTTTTGTTCGCGCCATGATGGGCCCTGTAGGTAGCGGTAAATCAACGACAAACTGCGCTGAAATTATTTTGCAAGCTGTCAAAATGCCTAAATGCATTGATGGGATTCGTCGTGCTCGCTGGGCTGTGATACGTAATACCTATGGCGAACTTGAAACCACAACGCTTGCAACCTGGTTGCAATGGTTTGGTGAGTTAGGCATAAGCCATGTGCGTCATAAAACACCTATCCGCTACACATCAACCTTTAATGATGGCGATGGCAATATTGAATTAGAAGTCTATTTTTTAGCACTCGACAGACCTGAAGATGTTAAGAAATTAGAATCACTCGAGCTGACCGGCGCGTTCCTAAACGAAGCACGCAACATCCCTAGAATAGTACTTGAGCGTTGCCAAGAACGTGTTGGTCGTTATCCACAGCGGGCATTATGTCCGCAAGAATTTTGGAGCGGGGTTATTTTAGACACTAACCCGCCCGACACCGACTCCTGGTTTTATCACAAATTTGAAGTCTTAAAACCAGAAGGCTATTTTTTAATCAAACAACCACCTGCTTTAATTAAGACCGATGAGGGTTATCAATTAAATCCTGACGCGGAAAATATCCAATTCTTACCAAAGAACTATTATCAAAACGCCATTATTGGTCGCACCGAAGAGCATATCAATGTTCAGATATTAGGTAATTACGGCTCTTTCATTGAAGGCAGACTCGTCTATACCGCTTACAACGATGATTTACATGCGGTTGATAGCTTAGAGTTTGCACCTGAATTGCCGGTCATTATTGGATGGGATTTTGGTTTAACACCTACGGCTATCTTTGCTCAGTTAACGGCGAAAGGACAGTTGCAAGTTATTGCTGAGCTTTGCTCAGAAGACATGGGATTGGAAAACTTTGTTGAGAATCAGGTTAAGCCGTTTATTTCTTCTCAACTTTATGGTTTTCGGTTGGAATCCATTGCAGACCCCGCCGGAAACCGACGCGGCGATACTGATGAGCGTAGTTGCTTTGATGTGTTACGCAAGAATGCCTTTGATGTGGCGCCTGCGACAACTAACGCCCTTATGCCGCGCATTGATGCAGTTAACGCATTTCTTACACGGTTAATTGACGGCACTCCTGCCTTCAAAATTTCTAAAAAAGGCTGTCCGCGTATTCGAAAAGGCTTTTTGGGTGGCTATCACTTAAAACGGGTTCGCGGTACGGATGATAAATTTCATGACGCGCCTGAAAAGAATGAATTCTCTCATCCGCACGACTGTTTGCAATATATAGCGCTGCATTACAGAAGTCCAAAAATCACCCAGGAAACGCATTACACGCCTTCCCCAATTAAAGGGAGGCTGGTCTGATGCCGAGAAAAGACGAATCCCTGGTTAAGAGCTTCCGAAATGACATAGATACGTGGTTTACGTATTGGTCGAAGAATATCGCCAATTACAACTTCTATACTCGATTTACGATGGAAGGGCAATGGACCGAAGATGAAAAGAGAGCATTAGATGATGCCGGTGCTGAGCCGCTCGAATTCAACAAATTAGGCGCCATCATTAATAACATTCTGGGCGACCAACGTCAGCATACCCCCAATCTTCAAGTGGTCTGTGTATCTGAAAAGGTACAGCCTGAAACTGTCACTTTGATGCAGCAAATCGTCAAAACCATTGCCTTTAACAGTGAATCACGCATTGCCTATCAGCATGCTTTTCAGTGCGCATTAGTAGGCGGTTTTGGTGCCATAGAAGTTGATACCGAATATGAAAGTGAAAATACGTTTGACCAGTGCATAAAGATTAAAAAAGTTGAAGATCCCGTTCGTTGTTTTTGGGACCCAGCCGCTACCAGTACAGGTAAAACTGACGGCCGTTTTGCAGGTAAATACTTCACCATGAGCCGCGAAGAGTTTAAGAAACGCTACCCTCGGGTTGAAGTGAAGAATGAAAAACTTGCTACCAGTCAATACACCTGGGCGGATGAAAAAAACGTCATGATTGCTGTGTATTTCCGTAAAGAGCTTAAGAAAAAAACCTTATTGTTGCTGAACAACGGGCAGAGTCTCGATAAGGCTAAATACGATGGTCCTGCTGAAAACATTATCAAAGAACGCGAAGCTTTTGAAACCATTATCAAGCGTTACAAAATCGCCGGGGACACCATCTTAGATGAAACGGAATGGCCCGCAAAAGGCTTCGGCATCATCTTTGTGGATCAAAACAGTGTTTTTATCGACAACAAACAAATTACCCGACCATTTATCAAGGATGCGATTGATTCTCAGCGCGTATTAAACCACTTAGGCACTAAAACCACTTATCTCATTAAAGCAACTCGTTATGACCAATGGAAGGCGACTAAAGTCAATATTGCAGGACAAGAGCCGGCTTGGAACAACCCACAAAATTACAAAGGGGTTTTATTGTATGAGCCTGATAACCGCTTTGGTCAAACCTTTGTGCCTGAACGTAATCCGCCAGCGGAATTACCACAAACATTCTTAGCACAATATGAGCGCGCTCGTCAGGACATTATGACCTGCCTAGGCATCTATGAGGCACAACTCGGCTCTAACGGCAATGAGATATCAGGAGCTGCTATTGATTCCCGTGTTAAGCACGGCAAAACCTCCACATTTGTCACATTTGACTCGCTCAATCGCGCTATTGCTGAAATGGGCGAAGTGATTGTGCAGCTTATTCCTAAGATTATGGATACCGAGCGCACCTTAGTGCTCGATACTGAAGATGCAGGGCTTAAAGCGGTCACTATCAATAAAGGTATCGCTAATGGGCAATATGCAGCAGGTTATAAAAATGACATTACCCAAGGCCAATACAAGATACACCTGGACGCTGGCGCTTCGTTTGAAGGCCAGAAGATGGAAGCACTGCAATCGTTGCAACAAATTATCACAGCACAGCCTCAGCTCTTCCCAATGGTGGCCGACCTCTACGCCGAAAACCTGCCATTAACCAATACCCGCGAGCTCGTCAATCGATTACGCACGATTGTACCGCCGGATGTCATTAAAGCAGGCAAAGGGGAAAAACCAGAACCAAAACCGCAACAGCCAGACCCAGCCATGATGATGCAAATGCAACAAATGCAAATGCATATGAAAGAGCTTGAGCTTAAAGAGCAGGAGCTTGCGAATAAACGTGAGCAAATTGAAGCACAGAAACAAGAGCTGCAACTCAAAGCCGCACAGATTGTCTCCGGCGAGCATATTCAACAGCTCAAAACCGCAGGCGAAATACAAAAGGCGCATATCGACGGTCAGGCTACCGAAATCAATGCCTTATTAAAACATCACCAATTGGCAACTGAAGCCCATAAATTATTAAAAGGATTACAAGAATGAGCGAACAACAAGAACTCGTTAACCAATTAAATAACAATCCAGCAGAGCTAGCGCAAGACGCACAAGCGCCAGTTAACGAGACCCCTGTTGACGCTCATGACAACACCGATGAAGCACCTGCTACCCCTGAAGAAAAGCTTTTTACACAAAGCGATTTAAATAAAATTAATGCGCGTGAAAAAGAAAAATACCGTCAGCGTTTACAGCAAGAATTAGCGCAAATTCAGCAGCAATATCAACAGATGTATGGTCAGCCATCGCCACAAGTTAATACAGCACAACCTCAAAACCCATTAAGTGATTTTGAGCAGCAAATGCAGATTTATCATGCAAAACAAAAGCTACAAGAAATATTAGCCAATGAGCAACGCAGCATTCAGCAAGCTGCACAAAAATATGAAGACTTTACTGATTATGTAAATGATCCCAATTTACCAGTTTCCTCAGCAATGAGAGAAGCTATCGCTTTAACCGGGAATCCGGGCGATTTTTGGTACACCGTTGCCAAGAATCACAGGTCAGAACTTGACCGTATTGCATCACTTCCACCTGTTATGCAACAGGCGGAAATCCTACGCCTAGAAGGGCGGCTTTCTGCGGGTACTCAAACCAAAGTAACAGCGGCACCGCAGCCGTTAAACGTCGAGCAAGATTCCAGAGTGGATGTGTCGAGCAATCGTCGCAGCTCTGTTGATGAAGCTCATCTTGAGGACTTTAACAGCAGAAGGTAACAACAAATGGCAAATAGTGTACAAGTTTCCCAGTACGTACTGGACGAAACCCTCGTGCGTTTTTTAAACAACATTAAATTAGTTAAAACCGCTTATCGTAAATTTGAAGAAAAATATGAAACCCTGGAATACGCAACGGGTGCGACTCTTAACTATCGTTTAGAGGAAAATTATGTTGCAGAAGCCGGATGGTCAGCAACCGAGCAGGCAATCAACCAGCGCGTTAGATCGCTAACCGTTGACCAGCCCTACCACGTCATGATTGGAATGGATGGCAGCGATTTAACGTTAAATCGTTTGGCGGATAAACCTTATCTAGATGACCATTTAGGGCCAATGGCGCGAACACTCGCAGAGACTGCTGAAAAGTATGTAGCTGATAAGCTCAAAATGGCCGTTTATAACACCATCGGCACCCCTGGCTCACCCATTAATTCGCCTAATCTCATCAATAAAGCACGCGGTGCTATGGTGAAGCTTGGTATCCCTATGGATGGCATGAATTACTTGGCCTTGAGCGTCGATGAAAGCATTAATCTCGCTAACGGTGTCAATAATTTCTTCAACACCAAAGTGAATACTGCTGCATTGATGGAAGGTTATTTAGGTGACTTGGCTGGAATGGGTATTTTTGAAACCATGTTCTTAGGCACCCAAGTAGCAGGTAGTGGCGGTGGCGGCGCGGCTGTGAATGGTTTAATTGCTTCTGGTCAAATAGCGGCAACGGTAAGCTCTGGCAACACCATTACCATTAAAGGCTTGCCAACAAGCACTGCAAACGTGTTCCGTGCAGGTGACATTATCCAGGTGGCAGGCTCCTACTTTGTCAACCCAACGGGTGCTTTTGTAACCACTCAACCAGCGCAGTTTTGTGTACAAGCGAACGCTTCAACCGATGGCTCAGGTAACACCACTGTTACTGTAAGCCCATCTATTGTGACATCAGGCGTTTATAAGAATATTGACACACCGTTGCAGTTAAATTCAGCCGTGAGTCTCTTTGCAACTCACAATGTCAGTATCGCTTATCACCGCAATGCGATCGTGTTTGCTGCACCTCCTATTCGAAAGCTCCAGCACGGTGTTACAGCGACTCGTAGTTTCAGTAAGCAATATCAAATTTCCATGACCTCCACACAAGGCTCTGATATTCGAAACTACAAAGACCTATACCGGATGGATATTTTAATGGGTGCCACTATCAACCCTGAGTATGCGATTCGTATCGCGTCCTAACCCTCCACCCCCAGGAGGGCGGGGTATGCCCTCCATTTTTAAAAGGAGAACTGAGATGAGTGATTTTTTAGCAATGTTGTACAACAAAGACGGCCTAACCCGTGAAAAGCTAACCAAAGATGAATACGATGAATTAAAAGCTACCGGTGAATGGTTTGATTCCCAAAAAGAAGCCATGGAAAAGCAAATTAACGATAAAAACAATGAATTAAAGGCTGTGGATGCTGCTGATAAGGCGGCTACTGATAAAAAAGCCACCAAAAAGGCTGGAGAATAAGTCTTGAAAGCGGTTACTGCTCGCAAAATTATCGTTAAGGCGTTTTATTTAACGGGTGAATTTTCGCCACAAACAAAGCCAGCAGAGCATGAAGTCAATGAAGCATTAGAATTGCTGAATGATTTGCTGGCTTCATATTCGGCAAATAGCCTGTTAATTCCTTACCGGCGTAAATTAGTTTTTACCTTAACGCAAGGTAAGGCAGTGTATACCTTTTCACGAGAAGCAGGCGCTGATGTGGTCTCAGACCGTATCGCTACTTTAAGCGAAGTAAGTATTGTGCGCCATAATGTTACATATCCTGTCAGTCTAGTTGATTCGGATGTATTCTACAGCAGTACCCGCTATTTATTAACCCAATCTATACCGCAATATGTATTGCTACAAAACACAGCAGAAACCAGCACATTAGAATTTTTCCCTATTCCGGATAGCGCAGATACTTGCTGGATAATCGGTAAGTTTATTCTGGATGGTTTAGAGCTTGATGATCGATTAGATGAAGTGCCGCCTTATTATAACCGTTTTTTACGATATGCCCTGGCGCGAGAGCTTTGTAATATCTATGAAACTGGCAATTGGGACCAAAATAAAGAAAGTACCTATCGCCAACTTGAAAGCACCGTAATTTCTTCAAATGATATCGATATCAGTGTAAAGCTTGGACACCCAATCAGAGGCAATATTTATTGGGGGCCGGGTCGTGCAAACTGATTTCGATATCGTAGGCTCCTTCAGCCAAGAGCGTTTTGTCCAATACGATGGTCAGCGCACATTAAATATGTTCGTTATTGAAGACCCGCAAGGTAAAAAAAGCAAAGCACTTTATCCAACGCCAGGTCGCAAGCACTTCTTAACGCTTCCTTCTGGCGACAATATTCGCCGACTGTTTGCTTTTGGCACTTATTATTACACAGTGAGCGGTCAAGACATCTACCGTGTCGATAACGCGAAGAACATGGTGCATGTCACAAGCGGTCTGCAATTATTGACCAACAAAGGCCATATCGGTGTTGATGCCAATCAAAATAACCAGATTGCTTTTGTGGACGGCACAGGTGGCTATATATGGAATAACTTGACCGCCACATTTACCAAGATTTCAGATCCAAATTTTCCAGCATTTCCTACTGATATTATTTTTATGGATGGCTTTTTCATTGTATGCGAAAAAGACAGCCCGGAATTTAACTTATCCGCTATTGGTGATGGTCTAACTTGGCCTGGCGATAAAGCCCGCATCAGCGCTAAGCCCGATACCATCGTCGGTTTTGAAACCTTACGACGCCAATTATTTATCTTCGGCAATCTCTCAACTGAAGTGTGGGAAAACCGCGGTATAAGCCCAGGCGTGCCTTTTCGTCGCTCAGTGGTACTTGAATACGGCTGTAATTCCGTTGAAAGCATTGCCCAAGGTCATGAGCTGTTGTTCTGGTTAGCTAAAACCGAGGACGGTGTCGGTTCTATCATGATGACCGAAGGTACAGCGCCTGTTCCCATTAGCACACGCCAAATCGATGAAAAAATAGCCGGACTCACCAAAACGACCGATGCTGTGGCCTATCTGTATAAAGACAAAGGCCAGATTTTCTATCAAATTACCTTTCCGACCGATGGGGTAAGCCTGCTTTATAACGTCAATACACGCCAATGGAGTGAGTTGGAAGATTTAGGTGGCAAGCGTCACATTGGCCAAAGCCATACCTTCTTTAACAATAAACATATTATAGGCAGCTACAACAGCAACAAGCTGTATGAGCAAAGCATTGCTTATTCCGACAATGACGGCGAGGCCATCCAACGGCAGCGCATCACGCGACACTATGCTGATGTGGGTTATAAGCGTTTACGTTTCAATCGAGCCCAAATTGACTTTGCCAATGGCTTAGTACCTGAAACCGGCGAAGACGCGCATCCTGATGTATTCCTTGGTGTTTCCTATGATGGTGGCGTGACCTATCCCGTTTATTTG